ATTGACTACTAAACAATCTACTGTTGTTATCTGTTATCCCACCTTTTAACTTTAACGCATCTACTATACCAGGATAACTAATAAAATCTTTTGCAGTAGTATCATTTTCTTTTAAGAACACAACACCCGGATCTAATTGATAGTCAGTTCTAGTTTTAGTTGGTTCGGTTACATAATAATCATTGGCATTAACACCGTACCCAAACTTACTACCAATATAACCTTCAATTCTTTCAGTATTAGGTTGTGCAACTAGCTGGTCTAAGGTTGCTGCTAAAAATTGAGCGTTGGTTGTGGTTTTGAATATTTCTGGTAGAAAATCTAGTGTTCTAATTCTTGTTGCCATTTTATAAAATCTTTTAGTTATATATTACTTATGCTATCTGTAATTCAGCGGGTGTAAGTGCCGCAATAACAAGTACATCATTTGAAGTTGCTGCGTTTACAAAAATTTCGTAAGGTAAACATTTAATCTCATATAAGTCTCCAAATTTCATTGTTGGGTCATTGGGCACTAATACACATGAACTAACATACTCGCCAATCTGATTGTGTATATATGCACTTAATTCGCTGAAGTAAAATGTATCTCCAAAGTCCCAATTATTTATATTAAAATAATTATTCATGGCAGTTAAAGTTGCACTACGAATCTCGCTATCACTTGCGTTAGTTGCAGAATTTTTAATTACTTTGATTGTTCCTCTTAATGCAGCAGCAGCTTTAGCACCAAATAATGGTTTAAACACTACACTATTGATAATAGCATTATCAGTTAACATCTTGTAATCTTGAACCTTACTATACTCAGTGGTCAAATCGTTGATTGTTGGTCGAGTTGGCATAGGTATTGTGCCGGTAGTATCTTGTATCCAATTTTGATATTCTGTATAGTAGGCTTGTGTGACCACATACAAATCAATGATGTTAGTTGTAGCTGGATCAATACGTGTAGTATTATTACTATTATGTCTATATTGAAACGCTAATCCTTGGCGTCCTGGCTTCATGCTATACTGAGGTTGCTTAACTAAAGTATAGTATAATGTGGTTATCGTTGGATCTTGTACAGTTATATAAAATACATTATCTGTGTATGCATAAAATAATTGTCCTTCTGAATAATCATATTTTACAACATCTATATCTGTAATAGTCGCATACTGATAAGAAACAATATTGCTTGGAATCAATTCGGTTCTAGTTAGATTGATAGCGTCTTGAATTTCTTCAAAGAAAGCATATATTCCAATATTAGTATTTCCAGTTACATATCCAGTAATCTCATAAAAGAAATCTGGGTTATCTACTATAGTTCTGTTATTAACATCAATACTAGCAACTTGAACTTCAAAATCATTTATATAACCGTCACTTTCGACTGTTTGCCCAGTGATACTTCCGGTGACAGCTTTAGCTAATGGATAATTTGAATTTGGTTGAGCATTAGTTTCTAATACTTTAACGAAATCTTGCAATATAACCCCAGAGAACGGATCGTATACCAACTTACCAGCTTCATACGTAAATCTAGTATCAGATACACTTCCAAAATAATAATTTAATGATTTATACGTAACTGTATATCTATTATACCCGGTACTGGTAAATTTGACAAAATACCCAGCTTGAGAAGTAGGGTCTACACTCCATCTATCTTGTGCAATTGTTAGTGAATTGTCAAACACTAAAGTAAAATTTTGTTGTAACTCTAATCTAATTATACATTCGTTTGTAACTGTGTTAGGCAATGTATTTTGAAACGACGGTATTACTGTAGTAATAATTGCTCCTGATGGAACATACTTATTTAAAGTTATCGGTCCAGTTCCATTAGCAAAATCACCCAACCCATTATTGTACCCGTCGCCAATGACATTCAACACAGTTGTCCAAAAATATGTTACGTCTGATGGGCCAGCAACACCGTATACCAGTCTGTTGTTACTATCAAAATAGTAACTATCCGGTGCTATGAATTTTATCAATGCACCTTTAGTAATATATTTTAAGTTATACGTAGAATAAGTTCCAACCGGTACAGGATTATCATTACCACTAAGTAAATCATAAAAATAACCAGATGTACTGTTTGCATCTACTGTGCTAGTATGCCAATATATTAAATCATCATCAGAACTAATAGTGGTATTATACCTAGGATAGTTCTGAACATAATATTGCAGTGACTTATTATCACCTAATATATTAGATAACGTATCGTTTAAGAAAGTTTGTATATCACTAAGATTAGTAATGTTTAGTAATGCATATCCATCTGTATCATCTAACCAAATTCCACCGTCATTTGCATAACTATTAGTACTACTATACTTACCAGTTGGGTCAAGTAAGTCTAAGTTTTTACTTACGCCTACACTACTACGATTGATAGCTTTACTTTTAATAATTGAACTATATAATGTGTATGGGAAGTTATTGTAATCTTCCCCGTTAACCATACGATTTTGTGTATAGTAACGACTTGGTGCTCGTTGTTTAATATCAGCTAGTGTTTCTCTAGCTTGTGCATTTGTTACAGGAGTTTGTAAACTTAACCCAATTGTCAATGTCTCTACTCGGCCAACTCTACTAACATAATTCATTGTTACAGTTAGATTTTGGACTTGTGTAGGTTGAATAGTATATGTCAATGCATTACCGGCACGAACATATGCTCTAAAATTACCAACTGGTATCTCGCTGAATACTCCGTCACCAAATACATAACTTACTTGGTCGTTGAATCTGCTGTTCACAGAATATATCTGTCTAACACTATTTTGCGTTTGTAGATATGCATTTGCATAAATGTTATCTACTTTGATCCACAATCCATATGCACCATTCGTTTGGCTTATTTGATATAACCATGCGTCAGTATTATTAACACCTTGAATATCACCAATATCAAGTACTTGATTAGCTATTTGATTTTGATATGCAAAATCAAAGTTTTGTAATGTACCTTGTTTGAAGTAGAAGAAAAACCCTGTGTTTGGACTACCATAACCTAATTTGTCATTACGGTATAGCATATTGAATTGACTTGTAGGTGCAGGAGGAATTTCATATACATAATCTTCACCAACAGTAGACACGCTACACAATTCAAAATTCATATTCATACCATCAACTGTAGTAGAAAATGGTACTACAGGACTAGTTCCAGGTGGAACTTGTAATGTGTATTCGTCTGTCTTTACCCCAAGAATCTGTGCAGAATTTGCAGGAAGACCCACACGTTGTGTGTTAACTAATGCTGCATTGATAATCGTATTATATTGTTCTAACCAATTTGGGTTAGCCGGGTCATTCCATAGTATAGGGATATTAGCTAGGTTAAATCCATTCAAATCAGTAAGATTTTGAGTAGTTCGTACACTTGTTACTTTTAAATATCCCTGCGCTGCCAAATTTCTTTTAGGGGTATAGCTTACAAGATTAGCCAATTTGATAACGCTATCTCTGCGTTCAGCCGTATCAATAAAATTTTCACGGGTGTTTAAGTCATTTCGGAAAGCAAGACCTTGCCCCATAAACGCCATAACATCAAGCAATGCGATAAATTCTGAACTTTCAATAAAGTCATTGAATGTTTCAGGGTAGTAAATGCTTATGTAATCTATAAAACTCTTGCGTAGTGTTTCATAATCATAACTACGGAAATCTGCTTGCTGGAAGGTTTGGTAGATGGTTTTCCAGTCATTTACCCCAAATAGTGCTGATTGTCTTGAACTTGTAGCCATATGTATTCTCTTTTAAGTATTTATCATACCTGAGAACATGAGTTTTTTAGGTTATTGTATAGCAGCAGTGCCGGACGCATTGTTAAAAAATACATTTAACAACTGTGCTTGATTGAAGGGAGATACTGCTAATTCTAATTCTAGTAATATTCCGTTCTCTTGTGGGAAAGCCCTTATTGAATTCAGTACTAGTCTTGGGTCTTGTCCGGCCATTCTGCGTATTTCGGTTTCTAACTGAAATTGTACATCTGCGGTGTTTGGCTCAAACACAAAAGACCAGAGTGTAGTTCCATATCCAGGTTGACCAACTTTTTGTCCCTGTGGGATATTTAGTGCATTTACAAAATCTTGTAATACTAGTTGAGTATCTGACAACATGAATTTATTGCCGATATTTACTGGGTCAATTAATGATCCTGTTCCGCCCGCAGGACCAGTAGGTAAATCAGTTGACCTAGGTTTGTTTGCTGATATCGTACTAAATCCAACGTATGAAGGCATGATGTATTTATGCTTGTAAACTATTTGGTTGACTAGTAGCAGGTTCTGGATAAGGTTCGCCGGTAGCTAAAGTATATTGTTTTCTTTGTAATTCTACAATTTTCTTTTCTAAATCATCCAATTCTTTTTGTGCTGATACTGAAGCCCTTTCAAGTGCTGCAATTTCAGGGTCGCCTTGTGGTAATTTTTGTTTAGCTTCTGATGCTTTGTATCTTGCATTCCCAGCAGCTTTTGATACATCCCAGCGTTTATCTTTTAATGTTGCAATTTCTTTTATTACTACATCTTGCTCTGCTAGTGATGCACTATCTGTTTTAAGATTATTGGGTATTGGTGGAACTCCGGAGAAGTTTGGCATTTGAATTTTATTACTGCTCAACATAGAACCAAGTTGAGATGTTAATTGACTTCTGTCTACTGTTCCGATAGATACTGTAGGTAATTTTATCGGAGAAGATCCGCCTGCATTCATAGAATTAATACTAGCCGTCAATGATGCGGCTGCTGATGGTGGTAAACCACTAGTAGCTAACGCAGATAAAGGTACTTTTTTGGTTGCTTCTATACTTCGTGATACTGAGGCGCTTTCTGAACTTAGTTTAGGTACTAAATCACTATTTACTGCATTACTTATTGGTCCTGCAGATAATGAAGTAAGTGTGCTTGCCGCAGCAGTTGGTTTTGGTATATTATTCATCGCAACAGCAGATGCATTTCTAATTACTGCTCCCCATGCACCAAGTCCTGGGACTGAACTTATTGAATTTA